GAAAGTGAACTAACTGCATATTTGAAGAATGGTTCAATCATTACTCTCAAGGGCAGTGAAAACTTTGACAGTCTCAGAGGAAGAGCAATAAACTTTCTCGTGCTAGACGAAGTAGCAGACATAAAGCCGGCAGCATTCTATGAAGTGCTTCGCCCATCACTTGCTGACACACAGGGTGAATGTTTATTACTAGGCACACCAAAAGGCAAAAGCAATTGGAGTTATGATTTGTTCAATATGCCTGCAGTTGATTCAAATTGGGGCAGTTGGCAAACTACAACACTAGAAGGTGGATTTGTTGCACCTGAAGAAATTGAAGAAGCCAAAAATTTACTTGATGCTAGAACATTTGAAGCAGAGTTCAATGCCACATTTATCTCAAGTGGTAACAAAATCTTTTATAACTTTGATAGAGATCGTAATGTGGTGCCGTGGACAGAGCCAGTGCCAAAAATACTGTACTTGGGACAAGACTTCAACTATTCGCCAAATACATGTGTAATAAGTGTCAACACAGGAAACGGAATACATATTATTGACGAGATAAAATTAATGACATCAAATACAAATGAGATGGTAGATGAAATTAAGACTAGGTATCCACACCATAAGATTTTCACCTTTCCGGACCCGGCTGGGCGTCAAAATAAAACCTCTGCGGGGGGAAGAACGGATATTAGTATTCTTGAAGATGCAGGATTCATCGTTAAGGCTCCACGGAAACATACGCCCGTCAGGGACACAGTAAATGCTGTAAACAGTTTGTTGCTTAATGCAAACGGTGAAGTAAGACTCTGTGTTGACCCACGTTGCAAATGGACTATTGAAGCAATGGACCGTTGGAACTACAAAGAAGGAACCTCCATCCCAGATAAAGATAATGGACATGATCATTTTTCAGACACAGTACGTTATCTGATTGATGGCACATACCCAATTAAGAAAAATATAGAACCACAAGCCCCACTGCGTTGGGGACATAAAATAGGAGCCTGACTGACATGAGCCAAGTTGAGCAATTACAAAACGAAATAAGTGCCTTAAGCAGTGGCAATCCAATCTATACGGATATGTATAGTACTTGGGAATACTTGCTTGAATCATATATGGGCGGACAATCATACAAAGATGGTCAGCACCTTACCAAATATCAATTAGAAAACGCCAGTGAATATGCTGCCAGACTAAATCAAACATACTTGGATAATCATTGTAAATCAGTTGTAAGTGTTTACAACAGTTTCTTGTTTAGACAGAATCCAACTAGAAATTTAGGCAACTTAGAATCATTATCAGAAACACAAGCATTCTTAAAAGACGCAGACTTTGACGGTAGAAGTCTAAACCAATTTATGAAAGATGTCGCAACATACAGCAGTATCTTTGGACATACCTGGATCATCTTAGTTAAGCCAAGTGTTGGTGCAACCACAAGAGCAGATGAACAGTTGAGTGGTGCAAGACCATATGCCAATTTAATTACTCCACTAAGTATGTTAGACTGGAACTGGCACAGACAACCAAATGGTGCTTATGTGTTAAATTACATTCGTTACATTGAAGACATAAACGGTAACACACGCACTATCAAAGAGTGGACAATGGACACAGTAACAACATACACAGTGGTTACAGATAGTATAACACACAAACAAGAATTAGTCAACCGCGTTGAAGAACCAAATCAATTAGGCAAGATACCGGCTATATGTGCATACAATGCCAAAGGTCCTGTAAGAGGAATTGGTATTAGTGATTTACAAGATATTGCCGGAGCACAAAAGATGATTTTTAATTTAACTAGTGAGTTAGAAGAAACAATCAGATTAGATAGCCATCCAAGTATAGTTGCTACACCAGATACAATACTAGGCAATGGAGCCGGTAGTGTAGTGCAAGTACCAGGTGATTTAGATCCAGGCTTAAAGCCATATTTGTTACAGTACAATGGCGCAAGTGTTAAAAGCATATTAGACTCAATTGATAGTATAGTAAACTCGATTGACAAAATGGCAAACACCGGTGCAGTTCGTGCCACAGAATCAAAAACACTTAGTGGTGTAGCAATGGAAACAGAATTTCAACTGTTGAATGCTAGACTAAGTGAAAAGGGTGACAACATGGAATTGGCTGAGGAACAGTTGTGGAAATGTTTTGCTGAATATTATGACAGAGAATTTGATGGGGTGATTGATTACCCTGATAGTTTCAATATCAAAGATACACACAATGAATTTGGTCAATTAGAAACTGCAGGTAAAACTGCAAACGACCCAAGAATCAAACGTTTAATTGATGAACGTATTGTTGAACTGTTGGATGAAGATGTCCAATCTGTTCTACCAGAGATAGCCTTTGAACCGCATATTATGTACGACGCAGAGGGCAATGCCTTTTTGGCTCGAACCGAAGCAGACCACTTAGATATGCAAAGCAAAGGCTATACACATGATAAACCAACGCAGACAGTTGGTAACTAAATAACTACAATAACTCTTAAAAGGAGGCGAGGTAACAATGACCGATAACGAAACATTGGCAACAGATGCAACTGATGTATCTTCAACAAATGATCAGGCACAAGCAGAAACAAAAACATACAGTCAAGAAGAAGTTGACAACATGATGGCCAGAATGAAGGGCTCATTAAGTAAAAAACTTCTAAAACCGTATGAGGACCTAGGTGATCCAAACGAATTAAGAACTTTAAGGCAACAGGCTGAAGAAAAAGCACAGGCTGAAGCAATCAAAAGGGGCGAATTTGAAAAGACACTACAGGAGTTGGCTGCTAAAAAGGATGCTGAAATCCACAAACGTGATAAACAGATCACTGAATACAAAGTTAACAGTCCACTATTGGATGCCGCCGCAAGATATAAAGCAGTAGCACCTGATCAAGTAAGAAATTTGTTGGCAAACAGTGTAAGATTAGGCGAAAGTGGCGAAGTCGAAGTTGTAGGAACAGATGGTGCAGTAAGATACACAGATGACGGTAAAAGTCTAAGTGTTGATCATTTGGTAAGAGAATTTTTAGATTCAAATCCACATTTTGTCCAAGCAACAGCATCAACAACACAAAGTAATAGCAATGTTTTAGGGGCTAAGCAAGAAAAGTTTGACTTAAACAAACTAGACTTAACTAAACCAGAAGACAGAGCAAAATATACTGAGGCAAAACGTCAAGGTATTGTATAATATAACAAACAAAGGAAAACAAAATGGCTGGATATAATTCACCTTTCGACCTAGAATCAATGGTCGTAAACACAAAAGCCGCAACAGTATACGCGGCACACGAAACATCACTTTTCTTAAGTGGTGAAATTATTCCTCAGGTAAATCTACCTGCAGGTTCAAATATTGCACAAATCCCAGTATTAGATGGTGGTACAACAACTACAATCTCTGCTGCAGGTGCAACAGACGACATTCCTGTAGCATTAGTAACAGATGCTAACAGTGTAAACATTCCTGCAAACATTTTCGCAGCAAGAACTGTACTACGTGACCTCGGAGGAATTGACCCTGTGGATATCGGACGCCAGTTAGGAAATAAAGTATCAGCAAGTTGGGATGCCGCAGTAGCAGCAGTCTTAGAAACTGCTGGAATTCAAGACGAAGCAGTAACACTTGCAACAATGAACTTAGGTGACATTTTCAACGCAGTCGCAGCAGTAAGAGCAGGCGGAGAAAGTGGACAGTTATATGGTGTACTAGGTACAACAATGGCTGCAAGTTTAATGGGTATTGCAATGGCAGGTAACAATGTTGCAGGTTCACAATACGGTGCAGAAGCATTACGTCAAGGCTTTGTTGGTCAAATTGGTGGCGTAAACATGTTTCAATCAAGTTCAATGACAGCAACAAAAGGTTGTATCTTCTCAGCAGACGCATTTAGAATTGCTATGTTCAAGAATGTTGACCTAGAAATTGCACGAAGGACGGCTGCAGTTGGTAACGACGTGGTTGCTAGTTTACATGCTGGTGTTGGTTTAGTTGATGCATCTAGAGCAGTAACACTAATCGGCTCTTAAGGAATCTTGTAAATGGCTTTCGTTGAAACAACAACTACATTTTACAGTTTTGCTGAGACAAGTGATCTCACTGAGACTGATAGCAGATTGTTCGTGGCTAATGAGGGCTTAACAGATGACGTGGTTACTGATCTATTAACTAGATCAAGTTCGAAAATCTTATCAAATATCCGTGCAACATCATGGTGGAGAAGTTATTATTTGGACCAAAGTTCAAGTACTACTTTAACAAGTGTTGCAGATATTCCGGAACCTTCAGGATTGAAAGTTAAGGCTAGAAGAGATGACTTTACAGATTTATGTTGTTTTCATTCAATGTATTACTACATACTTCCAAAAGTTGCTGACTTTGGCTCTGATGACAATGATGAAAGGCAGAAGTTAGACTACTATGAACAGAAATATACAAAACTGTTTATGGAACTGATTACTGCAGGTGACTGGTATGATTTTGATGGTACAGGAACAATCTCATCAAGTGAGAAACAGCCTGGAAAAATCAGACTACAGAGGATAAGATAATGAGAAGTCTCATATTAACGTATTTAGAAGCAAACAAGACTAGTGGTTTCGGCGTAAGCCAAAATCTACCGTTTGATCAAAACGGCACAGCACTATACTTGCAAAATTTAAAAACAATATATGTTGACAACCCAACAACTGAACAAGAACCCTTATATGATACATTAGACGATTCACCTGTAGTGTCCGAAACCACTACTGTTGAAGTCTATGTTGTCACAGACGCAAAAACATTACCGTCAAATTATGATGCTATGGTAACCGCAACAAAGGCATTGAGAAATATTTCAACTATTCAAGGTTTTACTGAGAAAAGATGCAATGTCTCAACTTCTTATGCTAACGGTGATCAATTGGTAACACAGTTTGAATTACGGTATACTAAAATAAATTAACTTAAAAGGAAAACAATAAATGGCAGATTACATTTATCCAGCACCGGGTGTTAGTGGAGTTCAAGCAACT